CGCGCTGGCATCCACATCCACCAATCTGGCGCTGGCCTACGTTGTCGATGACCCGATGGCTTTGTTCAAGGTCGCTGTTGTGACCTCTGGCACCACCATGGGCACCGCTGGCCGTACTGTTGTTGGCACCAACCTTGCGCTCGTTCTGAACGCTGGTAACACCACCACCGGTAATTCTGCTTTCGCCGTCACTTTGACTGGCGCTGGCACCACTGCAACCATCCCTGTGCGTGTTATTGATGTTGTGCCAGAGACAGCTACTGCTGCTGACACATACACCGAGCTGTTGGTGAAAATCAACACACACCAGTACAACAACACCACTGGTGTCTAAGGAGTAAATCATGGCTATTTCACGCGCACAACTGCTGAAAGAATTGCTCCCCGGCCTGAACGCTTTGTTTGGTCTGGAGTACGCCCGTTACGGCGAGCAGCACAAAGAAATCTACGAAACCGAGACATCGGAGCGTAGCTTTGAAGAAGAAACCAAGCTGTCTGGCTTCTCCGCCGCTCCGGTGAAGAACGAAGGCGCTGCCATTGCTTATGACAATGCGCAGGAAGCTTTCACTGCTCGCTACACCCACGAAACCATCGCTTTGGGCTTCTCCATCACTGAAGAAGCCATCGAAGACAACCTGTATGACAGCTTGTCCAGCCGATACACCAAAGCTCTGGCCCGTGGTATGTCGTACACCAAGCAGGTCAAGGCTGCAGCCATCTTGAACACTGGTTTCACCGCTGGCGTCACTTACGGCGACGGCGTGACCTTGTTCTCGACAGCTCACCCGCTGATCTCTGGTGGCGTCAACAGCAACCGTCCGGCTACCCCTGCCGACCTGAACGAGACTTCGTTGGAAAACGCCGTCATTCAGATCGCTGCTTGGACAGACGAACGCGGCCTGCTGATCGCAGCCAAGCCCAAGAAACTGGTGGTTCCACCTGCACTGCAATTCGTTGCAACCCGCTTGTTGGAAACTGAACTCCGCGTCGGCACCGCTGACAACGATATCAACGCCATCAAGAACAACGGCTCCATCCCCGGTGGTTACACGATCAACAACTTCTTGACCGACACCAACGCTTGGTTCCTGTTGACTGATGTGCCCAACGGCCTGAAGCACTTCGTCCGCTCGCCTTTGGCGAATTCCATGGACGGGGATTTCGATACGGGCAACGTGAGATACAAAGCACGCGAGCGTTACAGCTTTGGTGTTTCTGACCCACTTGGTGTTTACGGTTCCCCCGGCGCTTAATCCTTCGGGATTATTTGAGAAGGCCCCCTTGTGGGGCCTTTTCTTTTGGGGTATATTGCCTCAACCCCGGACTATCCGGTGTATCTGACGGCTCCGGGCCGACGACATGCAGACAGATGCACCTCAACTCGCATGTGAGGAATCATCATGAGCAATACGACTTTTTCGGGCCCAGTTCGTTCCGAGAACGGCTTTCAAGACGTCTCCGTCAGCGCAACCACTGGTGCGGTTACCGTCGATGCCACTTTTGGCGCGACCACCAGCGTAACCGATCTGACGACCACCAATTTGGTGTTCACTGATCAAAACCACCCAACAACCGCAGCAATCAACGCCACTGCAACAGCCACAGCGGCAGAAGTTGTTACCGGTTACATCACCTCCACCTCGGCAGCCGCCACAACCATCACGCTGCCCACTGGCACTTTGCTCGGCGCGGCCTTGGGTGCAGTTCGTGGCACTGTGATGGACCTGTACATTGACAACACTGCTGGCGCAAGCACAGTGACCATTGCTGTGGCCACCAACGGCGTTCTGTCTTCTGCCGCCGTGGACACCGCAGGTTCTTTTGGCGACCTGACGGTTGCCTCTGGTGTTACTGGTTTGGCACGATTCACCATCATGTTCTCCAGCGCCACAGCGTATGCGTTTACACGCACTGCGTAATCAACCCAAGGGGCTTTGGCCCCTGTTTTAAAGGAGATTGATTATGTCGATGCAATCAGACGTTAAATCGCAACACGCGTCAGTTTCGGGGTTGATGATTTCATCTCGGACCCGCTTAAAAGGCGCAACTATTTTTCCGCTTTCTGGCGCAACAGGTTATTCGGCTTTTGTTGAAAACACCTCAATTGCCGGTACGTACACACGCGCCACAACCACAGCAACTGTGACTGCAGCAAATCACGGTTTGTCTACCGGCCAGTGGGTGTACTTGGATTGGGACTTGACTGACAACCCTTACCAAGTGACTGTAACAAACTCCAATGTGTTTACGGTAACTGTGGCGGATAGCGGCGCAGCAAGCGGTAGCGTGACTGTGTACAACAAGATGCTACTTCAGGCTGATGCCTCAAATGCCACGGCTTACACCATCGTGATCCCCGGTCAGGGCATCTTGGCGGACCAAGGCATTCGCGTGTTCTTGGGTGCAAATATTCACTGCACAATTTTTTATGGCTGAAGAGACGCGCCCCATGGATGTTGCAGGTCGCAAACTAATGATTGCGATCCCTGCCTACGACGGCAAGTTGAACATCAAAACTTCGTTTGCCTTGGCCGATTTGGTGGTCAAGGCTTCGCAGTTTGGTGTCCAAGTGCAACTGTCGCATCTGTCGGGCTGCTCTCTTATCACCAAGGCCAGAAACATTCTGGTCGCCAACTTCTTGGAGTCGGACTGCACGGACTTTCTGTTTGTCGATGCCGACATCGTGGTGGACGCCGAGTCTGTGCTTCGCCTGCTGGCGCTGAGCACCGGCAAGGACATCACCGCTGGGATGTACACCCGCCGAGCCGAGGACCGCAAGTTCTTCTTGGACATCTACATCGACGAGGCCAACACGCTTGAGTTTGACCCGCACGGCATGCTGCGCGTTGAGAACGTGGCCACGGGCTTCATGATGATTCAGCGCCATGTGCTGGAGAAGATGGTGGCCAACCACCCCGAGTGGACCTACTTTAACGACGTGTACAACCGCAACGAGAGCGCCCTGTTTGACTTTGAGTTGACCAATGGCCAGTACGTTGGCGAGGACTACACGTTCTGCAAGCGTGCCCGGGCGGACGGTTTCACGGTCTTCATTGACCCAGAGATCACCCTGCCGCACGTTGGCTCTCAGGAATACCACCGCAGCTTCAAAGAGGCCGTGCTGATGCCACTAATCGAGCAGCACTGCACACCCAAACTGAAAGTCGTCAATGGCTAAGAAGACCCCATCCCTTGCAATCGGTCGTGGCGAGAAGTTGCCTGCATCCAAGGGTGCTGGGCTGACAGCCAAAGGCCGCGCCAAGTACAACGCCGCCACCGGCAGCAACCTCAAAGCCCCGCAACCGCAGGGTGGCAAGCGCAAGGATTCGTTCTGCGCACGCATGTCAGGTATGCCCGGCCCAATGAAAGACGAGAAGGGCAAGCCCACTCGCAAAGCCGCGTCACTGGCGCGATGGAAGTGCTGATATGGAAATGATGGTCTGGAACCTCGTGCTCACCGCAATTGTGGCCATGCTCGGGTTCATCCTGAAAGAAAAGTTTGCCGAGATCAACCGTCTTGGCATCCTGCTCAACCGCACCCGCGAGGAAGTGGCACGGGATCACATCACGCGCTCGGAGTTCCGGGCCGACATGCAACAGTTGATTGACCGGTTTGACCGGCTGGAGCGCAAAATTGACAATCTGCGGAGCAGCAATGCCGTCCAGCAGTAAAAAGCAAGCTGACTTCATGCGTGCGGTAGCGCACAGCCCGGAGTTTGCGAAGAAAACAGGCGTCCCACAGTCAGTGGGCAAAGAGTTCTCCAACGCGGACAAGGGCCGCAAATTTTCTAAAGGTGGCGATATGAAAGACGCAATGATGAAACTCAAAGAGCACGCAGGTAAACCAGCTTCCAAGGCTCACAAAGGCCTGAAGGCCGGGGGCTCTGTTGGCACAACCAAGATGGGCGCAGTTCGCACTGCCTCCCCCAGCCGTGACGGTCTTGCATCCAAGGGTAAGACCAAGGGCAAGATGGTCAAAATGATGAGCGGCGGCAAAACCTGCTAAGGAGATCAACATGAGTCCAGCAGAAAAAGAAGCTCGCCAGATGATGGCGGACAAGAAGGCTGCCGAAGCCGCTGAAAAAGCCTACAACGCAGCCAGCAAGACGCCTCCTGCACCCATGGTCAAAAAGGCCAAGGGCGGCAGCGTGACTCGTGCTGATGGTTGTGTGACCAAGGGCCACACCAAGGGCACGATGGTCAAGATGGCCATGGGCGGCAGGACTTGCTGATATGAGAGCCAGTCGCGGCATGGGGGCCATCTCCCCTTCCAAGATGCCTTCTGGCAAGCGTAAAGCTCGCCGGGATGACACCGACTTCACGCAGTACGCTGAGGGCGGCAAAGTCAACGCGGCTGGCAACTACACCAAGCCCGAGCTGCGCAAGCGGATCGTGAGCCAAGTTAAGTCGGCCGCAACGCAGGGCACCGGGGCAGGCCAGTGGTCGGCCCGCAAGGCCCAGCTTGTGGCCAAGAAGTACAAGGCCGCTGGCGGCGGGTACAGGGACTGATATGAAAGCGCCCCAGCAATCCCTCAAAGACTGGGGCGACCAGAAGTGGCGCACCAAGAGCGGAAAGCCGTCGTCAAAAACAGGTGAGCGCTATTTGCCGGAGAAGGCGATAAAATCGCTTAGCCCCGCAGAGTATGCGGCCACCACAAAAGCCAAGCGTGCTGGTAAGGCGGCGGGCAAACAGTTTGTGGCCCAGCCCAAGACCATCGCCAAAAAGACAGCGAGCTTCCGATGACCACATCAGGCACCACAGCGTTCAACATGGACCTCACGGAGATCGTGGAGGAGGCCTTCGAACGCGCCGGTGGCGAGCTGCGCACGGGCTATGACCTGCGTACCGCCAGCCGGTCGCTAAACCTGATGTTCTCGCAGTGGGCCAACAAGGGCCTGAACATGTTCACGTATGAGCAGGGCATGATCAATTTGATCCCCGGCCAAGCGACATACAACCTCCCGGCTGACACCGTGGACTTGCTGGAGCATGTGATCCGCACGGGCGCGGGTAGCGCGTCGACGCAGGCCGACCTGACCATCACCCGGATCAGCGTCTCCACCTACGCCACGATCCCCAACAAGC